CCTGAGCCACAAGACTCGCACCAGTTCTGCTTACAGCCGTTACATTCAACGACTGAGTCGTTCATGGCACACACTGGGCATGCACCATCGAAGACTGTCATAGTTCTGACTACTGACATGATTACCTTTCTGTGTTAGAGAGATTCTAACTACAGAATCCAGACCAGCATAGGCTGAGACGGCTGTCAAGCCCTGCTCTTTTCAAGGGCTTGATAGACTAGCAGTCTATGCTATAGCGATAGGCAACCACAGTATACTGGTTTAAATTATACTGGGGCACAGGTCTGGTCTGTGCCTAGGCAGACTCTATCTACGCAGACAGACTACTCCGCAGTACAGTATCTGTCTTGTAGTAGTAATCTGTAGTCTTTGACCCTACAGTTATTAACTTACGGTCGGAGTATGTATTGTATCTCTACCAAAAATATTTCCGTACAGTAGGACTCCAGTACTGTCTGACCTGCAGTTTTGTAAATAGTTCTATAGAAAGTGTTCGTTTGACCTATTTGAACGGATTAATATATAGTAGATAGTAAAATAGTTCAGAAGTCTTTTTAGAGCCTTCTTCACTCTGTTACTATAGACTGTACTAAACTGCTACAAGGCAGGTGAATACTGTCCATAACTAGGGGGCTAGATGACGTTTGAAAAGGGGGCGACTAACCCCAAGACTGCCAAGACCAAGCAAGCCAAGGAGCAGGTTCTCCTTCACGTGGCTGAGGGAATGTCGTTGGCAAAGGCGATGGAAAAGGTGGGCAGCAAGCCCGATACCGCCCGCATCTGGATATACAGAGATGCAGACTTTGCCCGTAGGCTTGAGCAAGCCAAAGAGGATGCCAAGAGCAACTCTATCAAAGCCCTTGGTATCCCCAAGGAAGATATAACATTTGCCCAGTTCTCTGAAATGTTTTTGGGGTCGAAGGTATTCCCCCACCACCAAGACTGGATTGACTTGATTGAGGGGCGCGAACCTTCGTGGCTCCACCCTTCTATGACCTATGACCCAGGCGACCAGACTCGCCTATTAATAAACGTGCCTCCTGAGCATGCCAAGTCCACTGTGGTCACGGTGAACTATTCGACCTACCGTATCGCCATCAACTCTAACGTCCGCATCATCGTGGTCTCCAAGACGTTGAACAAAGCACGCGAGTTTGTATACTCAATTAAGAATCGGTTGTCCCACCCTCGTTACGCCAAGATGCAGAATACGTTCGGTCCTGAAGGCGGCTGGAAGGGTGACGCAGACACCTGGCGTGTAGATACCGTCTACCTTGGTGGCGATGCGCGTGATTCATCTGAGAAGGACCCGACTATCCAAGCCCTAGGTATGGGTGGTCAAATTTACGGTGCTCGTGCCGACCTAATTATTTTGGACGACTGCATCACTACGGCTAACGCCCATGAGTATGAGAAGCAGATTAACTGGCTACAGAAGGAAGTTATTACCCGTCTGGGCAAGAACGGTAAACTGCTTATAGTGGGAACGCGAATTGCGCCCACAGATTTCTATAAAGAGTTAAGAGACCCGAAGTACTGGTCTAACGGCAAAAGCCCATTTACCTATATGGGTATGCCAGCAGTTCTTGAGTATAAAGATAAGGTTAAAAACTGGGTAACTCTTTGGGGTAGGTCTGATATTCCTTGGGATGGGGATGAAGATACTCCAGATGCAGATGGTCTATATCCTAAATGGAATGGCGAAGCCCTTAATAAAAGACGCGGTGAAGTTACCGCCTCTACTTGGGCGCTTGTTTACCAGCAAGAGGATGTGACTGAGGATGCAATCTTCTCAGCACCTTTGGTGCAAGGCTGTGTCAATGGCATGCGTAAACGTGGTCCACTAGACCCAAATAAGCCTGGACATCCAGACCGAGTTAGTGGCTATACCATTATCGGCTTTGACCCAGCAATGACTGGTAACTCAGCATTCGTGGTAATTAATTATAACGCTGCTGATAGCCGTATATATGTGCTTGACTGTGTAAACATGTCAGAGCCTACACCTGCAAAAATTAGAAACACAATTGAAGAGTTGGTTATTACACACCGACCTAATGAGTTACGTGTTGAGATTAACGCACACCAGAAAGGCTATGCCCTAGATGATGATTTGCGCAACTGGCTTGCCCAGTATGGCTGTGACTTAAAGCCACACTTTACTGGTAAGAATAAATGGGACACAAATATGGGCGTAGCATCTATGTCTACGTTCTTTGGAACAATGCGTGAAGGCAAGTTCCAAAACAACAACTCAATAGAGTTCCCATCTACTGAAGGTTCTGAAGGCATGAAAGCCCTACTTCAACAGTTGATGACATGGAAGCCAAACACTAAGGGCAAGACCGACTGCGTTATGGCTTTATGGTTTGCCGTACTTAGAGCAAAAGAACTAATGCAAGCGTCTTCATTTACTAGTCGCTACAAAGAAAACCGTTGGGCTACTAAGGCGCAACTATCAAAACGTCAATCAATCAACCTAGACGCTGCCTACCAAGAGCAGTGGCAAGAACAATTCGGTTAGGAAAATATTATGCCAGCACCGCTTATTGGAGCAGCAGCAATTGCTGCTGCTAAACTCGCAGCAAAAAAACTTGCAGTAAGTACAGCAAAAAAAACTGGGACTAAGGGTAGTGTTAAGAAAGTAAAGAAATCAATCAACAGCCCAAAAATGCAAAGTAAATTTGAAAATCTTACTAAAGGTTCAAACACATTAAGTCCTAGTTCTATGGCAAAAGCAAATAGAACAAAGCCAGTACCTGTAAAAAGAAAGGCTAAGTAACATGCCAGCACCAATCGTAGGCGCAGCAGTTGCAGCAGCAACTCGTTTTGCTGCAAAAAAAATTGCACAAAAGAAAGTAAAACAAGGATTAGCAAAAGCCGCTTCAAGAAGGACTGCAAGGATTGCAAGCAATAGTGTAAAGCCCGTTAAGGCTGGCGCTGCTAACGCAGCCAAGTTTAATCAAGGAAGCATGATGCGAACTACTGATGCAGCAACTGGTGCTGCTGCACGTAAAGGCGCTGCGCGTCTTGGTGTAACTGGCACTAAAGGCGTTCAAAAGCCAATTAAAATTAATACAGACCCTACAAAACCAAAAGGTGTTTTTGGTCCGCTAAAGAAAAAAATAGCAGCAAAAAGTCCAGAAGGTCGTGCTAATGTAAGGGCTAATGCTCGCGGTCTTAAGGCTGCCAATAAGCCTGTATCTAAGAAAAATGCTGGTCAAACTGCTAGCAAAATTAAAACAGATATAATTAAAAACGCTACACCAGCGCGTGCTAATCGCACTCGCCTTGGTAAAAGCGCATTTAAGTCTAAGTAATTTTTAATCAATCGTTAGGACAATAATGTTATCAGTTAAGCAGATTGCGGCGCGTGTTGAGTCGCTTAAACACCGCGCACGCGAGCGCGATTCTAGACATGAAGATGTCCTAGCAGTACGTCGTGGTCAAATCTCTAGCGTCTATCCTGACTTCTTTCCAGAAGGAGTAGATGCAAACGTAGTAGCAAACTTTATTGATGTTGTTGCACGAGACCTATCTGAAGTTATGGCTCCGCTTCCAGCGATTAACTGCTCTGCAATTAACCAGGTTGAGGATAAGTCACGTAAGTTTGCTGACACTCGTACTCGTATTGCTGCAAACTATTTCATTAATTCAGATTTACAAGTGCAGATGTATACTGGTGCAGACTGGTATCTCACATTTGGTTTCGTCCCTTTCATTATTGAATTCGACGAAGAGGCAAAACTGCCGCGTGTTCGCATAGAAAACCCTGTAGGTGCTTACCCAGAGTATGACCGCTATGGACGCTGCATTGCTTTTGCCAAGAAATACCGTATGACAGTTGCCGAATTGGTGTCTCAGTTCCCTGAGCATGAAGAAGGCATTCTTGGTAAAGATGGCTATGAGCAAGACATGAATAGTTATCTAACTGTCATTCGATACTACGATAAAGAACAGTCTGTAATTTATGTTCCAGACCGTAAAAACTACGCAGTATCAACAGCGGTTAATCCAATAAAGAAAATGCTAGTTCACATTGCACGTCGCCCATCTATCGATGGCGAAATGCGTGGACAGTTTGATGATGTACTTGGTATTCAATTGCTTCGAAATCGTTTTGCATTACTTGCAATGGAAGCAGCAGAAAAGTCAGTACAAGCACCACTTGTTTTGCCTAGCGATGTTCAAGAGTTTGAGTTTGGTGGCGATGGTGTCATCCGTACAAATAACCCTGCTGGTGTTCGCCGCGTAGAACTTCCTATTCCTGCTGGAGCATTTAACTCACAGCAAGTCTTGCAACAGGAACTACGTACAGGAACACGCTATCCAGAATCCCGTAGCGGTAATGTTGATGCTTCAATTATTACTGGTCAGGGTGTGCA